GGTCGAGCACGCATCCGGAATACATCGCATAGCGCGGGACCTCCGGCATGCCGGTCTCGATCGACATGCTGGGCAGCGTCCAGGACCCCGACTGGAACTCATGGCTGTACGGCGCTTCCGCACCCGTGGTCGTCGGCGCGCCGAAGGCCGCCTTCAGCCAGAAGCCGGAGGCTTCGGCGTCGAGCGGCACGACGACATCGCCGTCCGCCGTGACTGCATCCTTGATCGGCGCCAGCGGATCGCGGCCGTAGCCGAGCAACTCCGAGTTCAGCAGCGGCTGCTCCGCACCGAGCGAGGTGCTGGCGAAGGGCATGCGGGTGAAGCCGCTTGCAGGCGGCGCTCCATAGGTCGTCTCGAACGCAAGCGCCATCAGCGCCCGCGCCCCCTGGGCTCGTGCCATGGTGTTCTCCTCGGGTTGTCGGAATCAGCCGAGCGGATCGGCCGTGGAATAGTGCAGCACCACCGGGATCACGGCGGCCTTCAGGCTGGCCGAGCCCTCGACCGGCAGATCGATCGGCCTCGGCGCCTCTGCCTCGACCCAATCGCAGAGCCCGCCAAGCGTGCGGTCGGCGGCGAGCGCTGCGCCGATGCTGGCTGTCAGCGTATCGAAGGCCGCGTCACGGTCGGCGCCTTGCACGACCGCCTCGATCTCGGCGCGGTGCTGGTAGTGGTAGCGCAGCGGCGACAGCGTCACCTCCGGCTCACCGGGTTCCCCATCGCGCAGGATCATCAGGCCCTCGGCCGGCACGCGCTCTGGCAGCACTTCACCGCGCAGTGCGGTAGCCGGCAGCACCGAAAGCCGCGCGTGCAGCGCGGCGAGGATGGTTTCACGAGGGGTGGGCATGTACGGACGCTCTGAGAGTCGTTATTGCAAAATTAGTGCTTCAAGGCTATATAGCCTCCAAGACATGAGGACCGGATGCCGTGGACCGTTTCGTTCGCAGAGGAGTTCGAGCCGGAGTTCGACGAACTCCCGCAAGAGGTGCAGGACGCGATCCTGGCACGCGCGCTCCTGCTGGAACGCGAGGGGCCATCGCTCGGTCGACCGCATGCCGACACCCTGACAGGGTCGAAGCACGCGAACATGAAGGAATTGCGCTGCAATGCCGCTGACGGCGTATGGCGCATCGCCTTCGCATTCGATCCCGACCGGCAGGCGATCCTGCTTGTCGGCGGGGACAAATCAGGTGGCAGCGAGAAGCGCTTCTACAAGCAGCTGATCGCCCGGGCCGACGAACGGTTCGACAGCCATCTCGAGAGACGGAAAGGATGACGATCATGGCACGGACTCTCAAGGACAAGCTGGCTGCCCTCGATCCCGCCCGGCGCGCTGGCGTCGAGGCCGAGGCGGATCGTCTGCATATGGAGTACCTGACGCTGCAGGAGCTGCGGAAAGCCAAGGAGATGACCCAGGTCCAACTTGCGGACACGCTCGGCATTCAGCAGGCAACGGTGGCGAAATACGAGCGTCAGAGCGATCTGCTCCTCTCGACGCTCACGAGCTACGTGCGCGCGATGGGTGGCAACCTCAAGCTGATGGTCGAGTTCCCCGGCAAGGCTCCTGTCGCACTCGAGGGGCTCGGAGACACTGAGGAACCCCGTCGTCGGCGGCGCGCGGCGCGAGAAGAGCGAGAGGTTGAGGCGCGCGCCTGATCATCTAATCCTTCCGTCCACCCAGTTCGCCACGATCAATCCCGGCACACCGTCCAACGCCCGGTCCGCGTCCCGCGCCAGGTCCAGCCGCTTCGGCAGCTTGACCTGCGGCACGAGCAGGAAGATCGGCGCGGTGACCTTGCCGCGCCCGGTCTTGGAGCGCGACACCACCGCCTGACCCTTCGTGTTCAGCCGGCCCTCGGCTACCAGCAGGCTCGGCCCCGTCCGGCGATAGACGAAGCGCAGGCGCAGCCCGCGCCGTCGTTCCCATTCGCCGGGCGTGATCCGGCCGCCGCGCAGGGATTTGCCTGCGGCGGGCAGCGGGATCGCCAGCCAGAATCCCTCCTTCGAGCGGATCAGCGGGCCGGTGTCGTGGGCGCCGACGATGACCGGGGCCTTCGACCAGACCAGCGCCGCGGCGTTCAGGCTCTCGTCCGCCTTCGGGTACGTCTGGCTCCGGATCGAGTTCGCCAGTCGCCGCCCGAGCCCGGCGCCGGTGATCTGGCCACGCCAGGCGGTCTTGAGACCGGTCCCGGCCTCGCGCATGGCGGCGGTCACAGCCCGTTCGCCTGCCGCCACCTCCGCCGCCATCATCGCAACGATGTCGGGATCGATGTCGAGCTTCAGTTTCACGCGGGCCTCAGATCGACGGTCCAGACCAGCCGCTCGCGGTCGCGGACAGGCTCGCCCTGAATGAGGAAGGCGTCGCCGTCGATCTCGATGCGGTCGCCGGGACGCGGGTTCGCCACCTCGGCTACACGCAGGTCGATCCGCGTGGTCTCGGACCAGAGCCGCGCATCGCCGAAGTCGGAGACGGCATCCGCGCGCCGGGCGACGGCACGCACCAGCACGGGCGCGCCGCCGTCGGCGATATAGACCGCCTCCCGTCCGATGTTCGGATCGGCGAAGAGCGCGCCAACGGCGGCGGCGAAGGCGCTCATCAGAAGGTCGCGTTCAGGCGGACCCGGCCGATGGTGTCGCCCGCGCCGCTGGCCACCGCCTCGACCGCCACGCCGACGAGGGTGTTGTCGGTGGCGACCGTGGTGCAGCGCTTGTTGGTGTCGTCCCAATAGACCTTCGCGCCGACGGTCCAGGCCTGCGAGCCGATCTTGGTGATGTCGAACACGCCGACGAGCGCGGTCTCGACGGGATCGCCGAGGGCGGCGGCGCCAGCCGCGATGCCGAAGATGGAGCCGACGAGCAGGCCATCGCCTGAGGCGACGGCATAGGGCGCGGTCAGGGTCATGGTGTTGCCGGGCTGGACGTAGTTTTTCATGACGGGGATCCTCGTGGAAAGACGAAGGGCGGCCCGTCAGGACCGCCCGCATGTCGGGGTTCAGCATGGGGAGCGGGTTACGCGCCCGGGTTCTTGTAGAGGCCGCGCCAGTCGATGGCCTTGGCGCCGAAATCGAGGCGGCACTTGATCTCGACGCCGTCGACGTCGAAGCCGTTGCGCGTCTCGATGTAGGCGCCCTGCTGACCCTCGAGATAGGCGTACTCGATGGTGTCGATCTGGTTGGGGCTGGCCGCCAGATACCAGGCGGTCTCGCTGGCGGCGTCGAGCCGCGGCTCGCTGATCGGCGCGAGCGTCCGGATCGACTGCGGCACCACGCTCGCGGTCGCGGCGGGCACCAGGTTCTGGGCGACCAGCTGCTCGGCCTTCAGTTCCAGCGAGGCGGGCACGATGAGGAAGGCGGGGCGGACGTTCAGCACCGTCTTCTTGTCGAGACCCGTCTGCTTGGCCATCGCCGCCCGCGCCGCGCCAACCGCCTCGACCGCCAGCGCCGCACCGGTCCCTGCGAGGTTCTTGTGGGTTGTGTGGAACAGCGCGTTGCCGTCGGCCATTGCCGGGTTGGCGGTGATGATCCCCCAGACCACGTCCGACTCCAGCTGCGCGATGGAGTTCCCGTACATCGCCGGGATCCGGGTGAAGGCGTCGAGATCGTCGTTGATCAGCGTCTGGCGGGTGATCGCGACCACCCGGCCATAGGTCTTGACCTTGTAGCTCTCCTTCGACTCCCCGAGCGTCCCGCGCTTGAACTCGCCACTCTCGCCGACCTCGAGCAGCTGCGGCGCCTCGCCGAGCTGGACGCGGTGCATGGCCTTGAAGTCGGTGGCGAGCACCTGGCGGCAGAACAGCATGAAGGTGCGGGGATAGGCCTCGTAGGCCTGTCGCAGGGTCTTGTTGGTCACGGCGGACAGGATCTCGGGAAAGTCCGAGGTCGAGTGCAGCGCGCGTGTCGCCACCTCGTCGCGCGACAGGCCGCGGGTATTGACGCCAGCATTGCCGAGGCTTTCGCGGGCCAGTTCCAGCAGCGTCATGCCGCGGTACTGGCGCGCGGCGTCTTCCAGCTGGAACAGCGTCGGGCTGTAGCGATGCAGCAGCGCATTCGCCACCGCGTCGCGGCGGGTGATGCGCTCGTCGCGGCCGCCGAGCGGGATGGAGACATGCGGGAAGGTCCGGGTCTCGTCGGACTTCGCAGCGACCTTGTCGAGGATCAGGCGGCGAGACTCGTCGACGCTGACGCCGCGCTTCACCAGATCCTCGGCGAAGCCGCGCTCGAGGTTCAGCCGCCCGGCCAGATCGTAGATGGTGGAGACGCGGTCGCGCTCGGCCTCGCGGGCGCGGGTGGCGACAGCCTCGGTGTCGGGCGCTGCGGGGGCGTCGGCTTTCTGATTATTCTTCTGGCTGCGCGTCTCGCTGGCGGCAACCTTCGGATCGGGCACAGCCGCTTTCGGCTCGGTCATTGTGGTGTCCTCGGTTTCGACCGGCTCGGTCGGCTGGGTGGTGGCTTGAGTTGCGGCGTCGCTCGCCGGGGTCTGGGTCTTGTCCGTCATCGGGATCGGTCCTTTCGTGCTTGAAGGGGCGTCCCGGCGGTGAAGGACGCAGTCGTGAAGGGGATGCTGGGCGCGGAAGCCCGCGGCGGGGTCGGCGCCGACCGCGACGGCGGAGACCTCGAAGGGTGTCCAGTCCACCGCGCGCCAAAGCTCGCGCGCGGCCTCGGGCTTCGAGACCTCGAAGCGATGGACCTGGTAGCCGATGGAGACCGCCCGGATGTGCCCGGCCTGGATGTCACGCCAGATCGGCTCGACATCGGCACGTTCGGAGATCCGCACCAGCGCGATGCCGCGCCCATTCTCGATCCGGGCCGAACCCGGCACGACCGAGCCGATCACCGCGTCGAGCGTGTCGAGTTCGTGCACCTTCAGGAAGGGCGCGCCCGCGTTCAGCCGGTCGAGGCGGACATGGGCCGGATCGAGGCTGAGCTCCTCATCATAGGTCTCGCCGAAGAAGGTGGCGCGGCGGACGCGGGCCCCCGCCGACCAGACCACCTCGACGGTGCGGCTTTCGGCATCGGCCGTGTTCGGCGCAAGCTCCGCCGACCGGCGCATGGCCGGCAATTCGATCATCGTGTCCATGAAGGTCAGTCCTGTTGGTCGGCCTGCGCCGTGGCATTGTCCGCGTCGGCGGCCGGGTCGTCGGTGTCCGGTTCGTCGTCGGCCGGATCGTTCGCCGGATCGCTGGCCCCGTCTTTGGATTGGGCGCTGCCGGTCTTGGTGACGCGGCGCGGGTCGCTGTCGAGCACCAGCCCCAGCGCGTCGAGCTTGGCGTTGGTCGCGGCGATCTCGGCCAGTACCGCGTCGGGATTGCGGCCCTG